CCAAGGGACACAGATGAATTTGCATGTCTTCATCATAACGCCACGTGCGTTTGAGGAAACTTACTTCACTGATGTGGATGTATGGTATACTATCAGCTTCTTTATCAGCCATAGTAAATTCTACATCTATACCAGCTAGAGTTGCCTGCACACTAGTGTGATTAAACCAAGGTGCATCTCCATGCACGTTAGCTACCATGTCGTCTCCGTACGTGAATAACTTAACATATCTTCTAAACGACTCACACTCCTTATTAGGATTGAGGATAAAGTAACAGTAGCGCATATAGAGACTATTGGCAATGCAGTTAATAATAACTGTAAGAGGATGACCGGAGGGATTACCCCCAAAACCTCTGATAAAATCACCATTAAAATCTATGGTAGGATACGCTGTATCTAACGCCAATCCGCGCAAGACCTGAATATCACATTCAGGCCAACCGGCGGCAACACAAACATTTATCAAGACTTCAAAAGAAGCCTTGATTAGTATTGCTGCCATACGTTTATCAAACTTACCATAGTCCCCGGCTATATTGTTAGTCTTGTTAAACGTGGTGAGGAGTTTGTAAATTTCCTCCCACTCTTTAGACTGGGCTATAGTACCGGGTCCAGCTTCAAACAGAAATCTGTTCTTCTGGACTATGCGAACAATAGAAAGCATATATTTACGCATTACTACACTCCATGGCATTGGTGCCCCACAAAACACGCGAGTTTTCTTAGCCCTTATCTTCTTAAAAGGTAAGGGGTCATCTTTTAGATGAGCTTTAAAAACGGGACAATATAGCTTCCCAGCATTATAGGTATCTATAATCTTATCAACTTCCTCCTCTATTATTGGGGACATAACAACTGGATGTTGTATATCACCTATAGGATCCGTAGCTGATAGAAAGAAGCGCTTGCTCTTATTATATGGGAAACCCGCACTTGTATTTCTATTGAGCTTATCAATATAAGATACACCAGGAGCCCCATTTATCGCGGTGGTGTTGTCCAGGATAATCACCTCGGCCAAATCGGCCGGTGTGAGACCAGCAAGAATTTCACTGCTGAAAGACTTAACACATTCGCTTAATACATCAGAGCGCATCTCTGTGACAGGACGCGTCATATCTGCGAGAGCATTGTACCATGGTTCCCACCCAGACATTGCAGGGGGTCCCTCATTAATGCTATAACCTCGTGCCACCATGGAATCACAAATCTTAGTCTTACAGACAGCCGATTTTCCTCGGGGTCTGAAACCTAAAAGAGATCCATAAACATGACACGTACCTTGCGGAAGAAATCGTATTGGGGACTTTTTATTAAGCGGACCTAGGATGCACTTATATTCACCCTGACCCAAATCGGGAGGTTGATTATCAAAGATTACACCAGAAATAAATCTGCTAATAATACTTTGTGTCAATCTAATAGAGCACACTGTGTGATCTGCAGTTCCCAAAAAATGGATACCAAGGATACATGGGCCCATAGTAGTATCTGAGACTAATACAGAACCACAATGACCACCTAAGGTAAGCTCATAAGATTTACCCTTCCACATCAACAAATCAACTGGCTTTACCAGCTTATCATCTGTGATATATATTGGTTCGGTGCAAATATTACGAACTATATTTTTATAGCGTGAGCCATTGACATTGCGTGAAATATACACACCATCAAATTTACCAGCATAACTATCCTGTGGAAAATATTTTATAATATTTTTTCTAGGAGGGATACCACGTAGGGTTAAAATTGCAATATCATCACACTCATATCGCGCGATCATATCTTCTGTCACTACCATACTTGTATTACCATTAATACCATCTGTAGCTTCCGTACTAACTACTGAAAGCTTGAATGGACATGTAGGTAAAATACCGTGATTATTACATAAATACGTATTGCCACCTAGACAGAGGGCACGTGTAGTACGTGCTCTACCCAATCCATCTGCTTCTACTGTACTAGTAAAATGGACACAATTACGCATAATCATATCCGTAAAATCATCAAAGCTACGGCCTTTCTGAGAAGCAATGGCCTCGGTAATATCGAATTGCGTGCAAACGTATTCGTCTTTATACCATACGTTTTCACGCTCCTCATCACTTGAGGTAGGAGTTGTACCTATATTAGCACTCGTGCCCTGCAGCTCGAATTTCAATTCTTCCTCTGTAGGTTTAAGAGTAGTATACACGGCTTTAGCCAATGTATAAGTCTTCCAGGCTGTCAAGGCAGTTATGGTGCACGCAATGAGCCGTACTGTGACCTTATGTTTGTAATACGTATTATACGCACTACGACCAATATACTGATACACAAGCGGCCTTACAGTCTTTAACA